CTTATGGTCATTCGTGGGGTGGCATGAGTTTCACTGCTGGATGTGATGGTGATACATTTGAGATTTCTGCTCCCGCAGCAATCTTGCAGCATAATAGTTATATGCTCGTGGGAGCTAATTAATGCCATATACTATCGTTAAAGGTTCCGAAAACGTGTCAATTGAATTATACATCGTAGACAATACTACGGGTGTGCCAGAAACGGCAGTTGAGCATAACACCTCCGGCATAGATTTGCGATACAGGCGTACCGGTGCAGCAGCCGTTGCAATAACAGAAGCATCGTTAGCCGCTCTGACAACTGCACACACAGACGGCGGGATAGAAGCTATCGGCTTTGGCAATTACCGTTTCGATATTCCTGACGCAGCGGTAGCGACCGGCGCTGACACCTGTATTGTATTTGGTACGATTACCGGCATGATTGTTTATCCGGTTGTCATTCATTTGGTAGATTGTTTGCTGAGTGAAAACAAGGCAGAAGAAACTGGAGTGCCAGCAGCAACCGGACAACTGGGCGCAAAAATAAACTGGTTGTTTCATTTTTTTGCAAACAAAAAAACGCAGTCGGCTACCACACAAACGTTGCGGAATGCCGCTGATTCAGGTAATATCTCTACCGCAACAACTTCTGCCGCTGGCGGCACGGTAACGAAAGGGGCGCATAGCTAATGGGTATATCAAGAATAGCTACATTCCGCAGCGGGGATATTGCCGCACTGGTTACCGTTGACGGCAAAGAATGTGTCATCAGTCGCAATGATATGGCAAGTTACAATACACCAGAAACAGCACAGACAGAGATAGATAGACTGGCTGACCAAACGCTAAACGATTTAAAAATCACAGTAGACGGTGACGGCGAATATGATATCGCTCTGGGTAATAATTTGAGAGGCAGTTAAATGGGCGACTTGCGAACAATTACATGGGCTGACGGTTCGATTGATGGCGGCGACGATTCATATGATTCGGTTGCTGTTAGTAATGGCGACCTTAGCGTTGATAGTGGGTCAAGTGGCATCAGAACGGACGGAGCGGCGGGATACATTGATCTGGTCAGTACGAAATTTCATCTGAGTTCATTGCGTCACGGAAAATTCACGCTGCTGTTGGGAATCAAAGATGACGAAACATCCAACTATCGCCGGTTGATGGATTGGGGCGGTACCTCATTTGGCGCAGTCAACGCCTATAGCCCGAAAATAGAGAGTCGCACAACTCCCGGTCTGGCGTTTAATTGGACGGCAGCGTCAGGTGGCAACATAAGCGCGACTCTGTCTAACATTGAAAAGGGAGTCATGCACCTTTTCACTATATCCATTGACGGCGCAAATACTAACTCATTCACAACTGTTGACGCAGGCAATATTGGCGGGCAAAGTGGCGCAGAAGCGACGGATCAAGCATGGACTGCCCCGCTTGACCGACCGAATGAAAACTTTGTACGTTGCGGCGTTATTAATACTGCTGCTGGGGGAAGTTTTACCAACGGCACATATTCATTTTTCTTTGTTATTGACCTTAGCACGTCAGACCCTACGGTTAATGCCGCATACGACAAAGCGCTTAACACGGTTGCTAATGATTCTGCTCGTCTGAATGATTGGGATGCCGACGATGTATGGGCAGACTTATACGCATCAGACAATGATCTGTCCTGCGTGTGCTGGAAATGTGACGAAACAATTAGCGGCACGACTAAGATTATTCGGTATGTTTCCAGTGGTGCAAATCTCGTTGCTGCAACATTTAGGGACGAAGTTTACGGCAGCGAACTAGTCACCAACGGTACGTTTGCCGCTGATACCGACTGGGCGAAATCCGATGGCGCACTTACAATCGGAAGTGGCGTGGCAACGTGGAGCGGTAGCCAATCTGGCAACGCAGACTTGACACCCTCGGTAGCGATCCTTACGGCTAACTCTCGTTATCAAATCACTTATGATGTAGTAACACGCACTGCGGGATCAGTGCAGATACTTGCAGGGACTCAGACAGCTACGGCAGTTAGTGCCGCCGGCAGCTACCATACAATACTAGAGTGTCTCGCCAACACAACGCTTACCATCCGTGGCGATTCATCGTTTGCGGGTACAGTTGATAATGTTACGTGCCGAAAAATAACCACAGAGGGGGAAGGCGTCAGCACGCTCGCATCAGAGTTGGTAGCTAATAATGCCGACTTTGGAACATGGAGCGGGGACGATCCGAGCAACTGGACCGTTGCCGGGGAAGACAGTACCGATCCCGAAGTATCGGAAGTAGGTAGCGGGGAGGCGCACGGCGGTTCAGGCAGCGACCATCTCAATCTTTATACGAGTGACACAGATGTTGTGAGCGTCGCACAAAACATTACAACTGTTGTTGGTGATACGTATCTGGTCGAGGTTGATATCAATAAGATTACGACCGGGGCCGTTAGAGTTCAAGCGGTGGGTGTAGATACCGTCCAAAAGGATTTTACATTTGCTGGCAAAGCTCGCATGATTTTCACGTCGGACAAAATAACGACAACGATGAAAATCACAACGATAGGTGCGGCCGCTGATTTTACGATTGCCTCAATTTCAGTCAAACAGGTGGGGAGCCTCACAACTAGTTCGGGGATGGACAACGACACAATAACCGGCCCGTCATTGTTTAGCGAGGCGTTAGGATTAAACGTAAAGGTTGATGACACCACAGAGGCATCCGGCACGGTTGATCTAACTGCTACGCCGTGGGCAGACGATGTTTTAGATATAACAACATCTATAGACCCCAACGCATTGACGATGGCTAACGACGACAGCTTTACCTGCATACAATGCAAGGAGGGATCAAATATTCGCGCGAGTTTTAATGTTGGTTTTTCTACAACGAGCGGCTATACGTTAGGTGCAAGCGTGGTGGATGATGCCGGTACAACCATTAGCACCTCGCAGGTACACATATCAGATGACGAGCATACTGTAAAGCTGAGCATCTATCGTGCAACATCGTCCAGCTCACTTGACGCTATGATTGAATTATATGTTGATAGCAAATTAAGGGCAACGGCTTCCGCGGTTGATTTATTTGACCTGAGCCGTATTGACACGGTGAAGCAAGGCGCAGTTACCGGTATGGATGCTGGCACAACCGGCACGTTCTACATGGGCAATACAACAATCTCTGAGACATCACGTACAGCAATTGATGCAGCCACTAGCCTGTCAGGTGTCTGGTCAAATACCATTAGCGTACCAGACGCTAGCGGAGTGGTTGAGTTATGGCGTGCGCCAACGTCGAGCAGTCAGTTGTCATTTGATCAATGTACGATCCGATGTTCCAGTGCGGTGACTGTTACTGTCGGTACAGGCAGAGATGGAACGGCAGTAGATACGCCGATCATCGGCCCGGTTACGTTCACTGCTAAAAACATTAAACCGTTCAAGATAGTTTATAAACGTCCGATCATTCTTGACGCAAACAAGCCGCTCGTAGTGGACGCATCAGGTGCAGGACGAGTGCAGGTCTATGCGTCGGGAAGGCAAATATAAAATGGCATTAACGACAGTTGCAAAAGTAAAAGATTATATAGGCATTGCTAGTGCAGATGACGATGCGTTACTGAGTGTGTTAGTTGATCGCGCAACAGATTTGATTCAAACGTATTGCGATCGCAAATTCGAGTCAGCAACATATGCGTCCGAGCGATACAATGGGCGTGGATTTTCCAGACTGTATCTAAAACAATGGCCGCTAACCGCCGTTGCGCGTGTAGCCGTAGGTGAACAAAGTGCGTTGGAGGTGACGTCTTCGGACGGCTCAGCATACTCGGCAACGGTGGAAGTGTCTGACACAGCAGTACTTACAGCACTTCACGGCGGCACAAACGATGGAACAAATACGGATCTTATCGCTAGCTATACCTCTCTGTCTGCGATGGCAACCCAGATAGCAACGCACACCTCGTGGACGGCAAGCGTTGTCAGTGGCTATGACAACTGGGAGTCGACTGAACTGATCCGGCACGGGGCAAGAGAGACAAACGACACCTCGTTATTTTTGGAGGTGCCGAATGATCGCATGACCGACTTTGACGTTGATTATGATGACGGTGTGATTTATCGCAGCGGTGGATTTGCGAGGGGCGAACGAAACGTCTATGTAAACTATACGGCAGGCTACACAACCATCCCTGACGATCTAGATCATACGGCGATTGAAGTTGTTGCGGATTTGTTTAAGATGCGATCGCTTAACACCTCACTAAAGAGCGAAAGAATAGGAGATTATGGCTACACTAATTTCGACAACCAGAGTCAGCAATCTGTCATTATGAACAAGGCAGATGATTTGCACCGTTACCGGAGATTGACATACGCATGAGCATCATCGGACTCCTAAATATAACCGTATCTACACAACGCCCGGTGTTATCACAAGGGCAATACGGAGAGCGGGACAAACATTGGGCCGCTCATCTAATGGGCATCCCTGCCCGCATTCAGCGCAAGAGCGCAACTGAGACTGTTTTTGCAGACCGAGAAACAGTGCAAAGCAATTATAGCATGTACGCCCAACCGACCGCAGACATAAAACCTAGCGACAGAATTATTAGAGGGGATAGGACGTTTGAAGTGAACGGCGTTGATGATGTCAATGGGGCGGGGATATTCTTGAAGATTGACTTACAGGAGATAGTGTGATGGCATTTAAAACGGTATGGCGAGGCGGGACCTTTCAGTCGATGTTGACTCGGAGAATCTCAAAGTCTTTGAATAAAGCGGGAAATATAATTCTCGCGGATGTCGTTCAAAGCTTGAGTAAGCAAGGGAGAGGTCTAGGACTGCGAGGCGGGGATATACACTCTCCTCCCGGCAAACCACCATACTGGCAAACGCAGATGTTAAGGCGCAGTATCGCCAAAGAGGTCGATCAGGGCACGCACGGTCCAGAAGTGCGGATAGGCACTAATTTATTTTACGCTAAATTTCTAGAGGAAGGGACTAAGCGTTCACTTAAGCCTCGCCCATTTTTAAAGCCAGCATTGAACCGAAATATCAAACGAGTTACTCGCCTTCTCAAGGGGCTGATCAAATGAAAACGCTAGCAAAAGCGATAAAAGATAAATTCACAGGAGACTTTGCGCTGCAGGGTTTCTTGACCGGCGGGTTGTGGTTGCATCAGGCTCCGATAGAAACACCGTTGCCGTACGCAACTTTTGATTTAATTGCTGGAAGCACAGACTATACAAATACAGATGTCATTGAAACATATACGGTAGAATTTGCCATCTATGCCGAAGACGTTGAAACGGTGATGGAAACGTACTCTCAAATCAATACAACGTTTAATTTGCAAACTCTTACGTATGATACTGGGGCAGAAGTCTCTATGCGACGGGAAAGTATGACCGGCCCGGTAGAATTAGACTCTACCTTTCAAGTCACCACCGACTATGAGGTGATGCGGTCTGAGGTGTTAACATAATATGGCAAAACGAGTGCGGGAAAAATGTTGTAAACCTCCGAGAAGGTCGGTAAGTATGGGTAAAGAGACTCTAACAATTGTTCAGGAACATCGGAAACAACTAGAAAGAATAAACGATGCAATATGGGGCAACGGAACCGATGGTATGCGCGTAGACATTGCAAAGCTGCGTGCCAATCAAAGGATTGTCCTGAGCATATTAATTATTGGTTTTGGTTCAATTATGACGGGAATGCTCGGTTTGATCCTAGAAATCGCACAATCAATTAAATAGGAGCGTCAAATGGCAACTTTGTTATTCGGGAAGAGCGGCACCGTCACTTGGGCTAGCGACGCTGTGGCTAATTCAAGGGTTACCGGTTGGGTTTTAGAGGTATCGGTAGAACTAATAGATACTACCAACACAACAGATTCTAGTGCGGGGTACAGAACATATTCTACCGGGCATAAGGACTGGACGGCAACCGTTGATTGCTTAGAGACTGCCCCGCTTAGCAACACTACTGGAGCAGCGGAGGCGTCGTTAACTTTAAACGATGGCACGACTGCAATTGCTTTGGCAAAAGCAATACAAACCAGTCTCACTTACACTGCGGACGCGAACGACGTATTTAAGACAACGTACACGTTCATCTGCTCAGGGGCCATTTAGGGCGCATGACAATTAAGGAGTGATCATGGCTATTATACACGGAAGCGCAGGCTCGATCAGCTACCCGACGGGCGGCAGCTTCGGGACCGTCAACGAACTATGCAAAAACTGGGTGATGAATCTGACTAACGATCTGATTGATATCACCTCTCTTGACGACACTACATATAAAGCTCGAATAGGAGGTTGGAACGACTGGACGGTAACGGCAGACCTGATTGATGCGGACACTAATTACACCGAAGCCAATCTTTTTGGGGCTCTCGGAGGAAACGCTACGTTACAGGTTGACGATGGCGGTATTAAATATACTGGTAATGCAATATTGGTAGGCGTTACCAAAACCCTAGACGCTAATGACATGGTCACGTATTCGTTTAGCTGGCAGGGCAGCGGTGCAGTAACTAGAGCAGGAGTTTGATACCAGAGAGGAATAACATGGATTCATTAGCGCAAACACTAGCACCTGCGCGCACGGTAACTATTGGCGGCGAGGCGTATAAAGTCACGCCTATTACTCTCAACGATCTTGCTTCGTTTGAGCAGCATCTTAAAGATGAGGCAAGGCGCAGCATTGTTGACAGCAACACATTTAGTCGTGCCGAGAAAATGACAATGGTTACTGATTTGGCGCGCAGGGGCGTTGACGCTAATGAGCAGATGACAACGCTAGCTGGCGTTCGATATATGTTCTGGCAGAGTTTGCAAAAACATCAACCCGGCTTAACTTTGGATAGAGTCGGGGATATGGTGACGACTACAAACGTTGAAGCTATCAGCAATGTTATTCTGGACGCTGACTCCGCCCCCGATCCGGAGGGCCAAACCGAATCAAAAAAAACGGAGAATCAGTAACATGGTCGCTAGCAATCAGCATGACAATGCAATTTTATTCTATGACCCTCGAAGATGTTGGAAAACTTACCCTCGGCCAATTTTCTTTGATGGTTCAGAATATGGGTAAAATTTTAGAAATGCAGCACGGCGGCAAAGGGTCTGGCAAGAGCGTAGATCAAATGACTGCCGCTGAAAAAATCGAACATTACAAAAGTACGGGACAGATAGCATAATGGCATTCAAAATCGCAGAAGCATTTGTATCAATTAAGGTCCATACCATTGCGCTTGCTGACCAGTTACGCACATCACAAAAGATGATTAGCAAGGCAGTGGGGAAGATGGGGTTGATAGCGGGAAGGCTGGTGGGCGCAGCAGTTGGCGCTGCGCTCAATGCTGTAAAGCGGCTTGCTAAGATTTCGGCAGCAGCGTTTGTGGGGTTGGGGATTGCGTCATTGAAATTTGCCAGTGATGCAGAGGAAACTAGGAATTTATTTGTTGTCTCGATGAAGGACATGGCTGGTGCTGCGCAGCAGTTTGCGAAGCAATATTCAGACGCGATGGGTCTTGACATTGTGCAGACGCAAAAATTCCTAGGTACCATGAATGTCATGTTGACCTCAATGGGCCTGACATCGCAAGAAGCATTTGGGATGAGTAAAGCCATGACCGCTCTGGCTTTCGACATGTCGTCATTTTTCAACATCAAGCCCGAAGAGGCTTTTCAGAAATTGCAAGCAGGAATTACAGGCGAAGTGGAGCCGCTAAAGCGGTTGGGCGTTTTGGTTAGTGCCACGCGCGTTGAAATGTTTGCGCTGGAGAAAGGGATTATTCAAGAG